ATGCTACATACAATCCATTAAGCACCAACGAAGATTACTTCTTTCCACAGACCGCAGATGGACGTGGAAGTTCTGTTGAAACACTGGCAGGCGGACAGAATCTAGGCGAAATTACTGATTTACGATTCTTTACAAACAAACTATTCCGTGGCCTGCGTATTCCTGCCAGCTACTTGCCCACCGGCATTGATGACGGAACACAGACTGTCAGTGACGGCAAAGTGGGCACAGCCCTAATACAAGAGTGGCGATTTAATCAATATTGTAAACGCCTGCAGCGCATGATCGTAAACAAGTTAAACGCAGAATTCAAATTGTTTATGCGTTGGCGCGGAATCAATATTGACAATCAACTGTTTGATTTGGTATTTGAAGAACCACAAAACTTTGCACAATATCGTCAAGCAGAAATTGATGCAGCTAGAATTGCTACATTTACACAGCTAGAGCCAATTCCATATCTAAGCAAACGTTTCTTGATGACTCGCTATTTGGGACTAAGCGAAATGGAAATGAAAGAAAACGAAATGATGTGGAAAGAAGAGCAAGGCAAGACCGAAGAAGCTGCCGCAGCAGAACAGCCTAATTTACGTGCTGTGGGTATCACTCCGGGCGGAATTGCTGGCGACTTGGAAAACGTTGAAATGCCAGCCGGCGGCGAAGCCGGGGCAGCACCCGGAGGCGAAGCAGCAGCCGGAGCAGGAGCGCCTGCAACAGCTGGAGCACCCGCAGCAGCACCTGCAGCGCCGGTAACAATTTAAACAATTTGGTTAAATAATAACATGTATCTCACTGAAATTTACGACCAAATCCCTGAACTATATCATTCCGAAAAGGATGATAATACCCCTCTCAAATTGAAAGATTTACGTAAAACCAGACTTACATTGGCACACATAAACAAGCTAAGAATGGCAAATGATATACGTAAATTTGAAAAAGAAGAAGAAGTTAAACAGATAACAGATCAATACAAACCACCTGCAGCCGACGCTGGTGCAATGCCAGCACTGTAATATATTTGTAAAATCCTTCAAAAAACACCCATTTAACCCTGAAATATACGTAGTTTTGTAAATAACTATTACAAAGCCAATTATTTTAAGGAGTTCCTATGAACAAGTACGAAAAGCTTATTGAACATATTATTAACGACGAGGAAGGTAAAGCTCGTGCTTTATTCCACGAAATCGTTGTTGAAAAATCTCGCGACATCTACGAAAGTTTGATGGACCAAGAAGAAGAAATGGACGAAACAGTCGGTGGTGATCAAGTTGAAGGCATGATGGACGAAATCCAAACTGACGAAGCCGGAATCCCAGAAGCAGACGAAATGGATATGGACATGGGTGACGAAGAAATCGGCATCGATGACGAAATGGGCGGCGACGAAGATCATCACGACGATGTAGGTGGTGACGAAGGTCTAGAAGCCAAAGTAATGGATTTAGAATCAGAACTAGAAGCACTAAAAGCCGAGTTCGAGCAATTGATGGGCGGCGACGAAGAGTCAGGTATGGGCCCAGACGATGAAGAGCCAGGCATGGACCAGGACGACGAAGAGAATCCAATGGGCATGATGGAAGCTTCTGAAGAGGAAGAAGAGGAAGAAGAAGTTACCGAATCCAAAGAAGAAGATGACGAAGACGAAGAAGAGGAAGAAGAAGTTACTGAATCTAAAAAGTCTTACAAAAGCGAAATCGACTTGATGCGTGAATACGTAGAAAAAGTAACAATGCCATCCAACAGCAGCGAAGGTCATGAAGTTGGTAAAGGCGGTTCTGTAAGTGTTAACAAAACATCTATTACAGACAACATGAAAAACGACATGGGCGGAACTACTGCCAATATCGTAAAAGGCGGTACCGAAGCTGATGCCAACGGACAAAGTCCAAAAGGCAAAGCCGGCGGCTTTCTAAAAGCTCCACAGGAAATTGATGTTGCAAAACGCAATGTTAACAAGCCAGGTGGCAACAAAGGCGCACAAAATTGGTACAGCAACAAAGCATCTGCAAAATCTGCAGAAGGTAGCACAACTGACGGAAGCATGTCTGTAGCTAAAGACAGCATCCTTAAGCGTATTAATTAATAGGGCACAATAATATGGCTTTGTACCTACGCGAGAATCTAACGTTTGACCGTGCCGGCATCGAAGTGTTAACTGAAGAGTCGGCTACCGGGAACGGTAAGAATCTCTATATGAAAGGGATATTCATCGAGGGCGGCGTTAAAAACGCCAACCAACGTGTTTATCCCGTTCACGAAATCGAAAAAGCCGTAACTACTATTAATGAACAGATCTCCAATGGTAATAGTGTACTAGGTGAAGTTGACCACCCAGATGATTTAAAAATCAATCTTGATCGTGTTAGTCACATGATTGAGAAAATGTGGATGGACGGGCCTGCAGGTTTTGGTAAGTTAAAAATTCTTCCAACGCCAATGGGTAACTTGGTACAAGCAATGATTACCAGTGGTGTCAAATTGGGTGTTAGCAGCCGCGGCAGTGGTAATGTTAACGATTCTAACGGACACGTAAGTGATTTTGAAATCATTACAGTAGATATTGTAGCACAGCCTTCTGCTCCACATGCTTACCCCAAAGCTATCTACGAAGGTTTAATGAACATGCGCCACGGGCACCGTGTATTAGAAGTAGCCCGTGATGCCGGCACTGATCAACGAGTACAAAAGTACATGAAAGAGGAAGTGGTGCGCCTAATCAAAGACCTAAAACTATAAGGAGAGTCGTAATGACACTAGAAGCATTAAAACCATTGTTAGATAGTGGTATCATTAATGAAGACACTCGCCAAGCTATCAGTGAAGCCTGGGAAACCAAGCTGAACGAAGCACGTGAACAAGTACGTGCAGAGCTGCGTGAGGAGTTTGCAGAGCGCTATCAACACGACAAGCAAGTAATGGTTGAGGCTCTAGACAAAATGGTAACTGAATCTCTAAGTGCAGAACTGGAAGAGTTCCACACTGAGAAGCAGGCTCTTGCTGAAGATCGTGTGAAGTTCAAAGTTCACATGACAGAAAGTGCTAAGAAGTTCAACGATTTCATGGTTGGTAAACTGGCCGAAGAAATCAAAGAACTACGTGCTGACCGTAAAGTATACGAAAACAGCATTAACAAACTAGAAAAGTTTGTTATCAAAGCATTGGCAGAAGAAATTCAAGAGTTTGAACAAGACAAACGTGCAGTAGTTGAAACTAAAGTTCAACTAGTAGCAGGTGCAAAACAGAAACTGGCTGAACTACAACAGCAATTTGTTTCTCGTAGTGCAGCTCTTGTTAAGGAATCAGTAGGCCGTAAACTAGAGACTGAATTAACACAGTTAAAAGAAGATATCCACTATGCTCGTGAGAACATGTTTGGACGTCGTCTGTTCGAAGCTTTCGCTAGCGAGTTTGCAGTAACTCATTTAAATGAGAACAAAGAAATTCGCAAGTTACAAGCAGTTATTGCTGACAAAAATCAAAAACTTAAAGAAGCACACCAAGTTGTTGAAAAAGCATCAGTAATTGTTGAAAGCAAAGACAAAGAGCTACGTATTATTAAGGAAACAACAGAACGCAAAGAAACAATGGCTAAACTGTTGAAGCCTTTGAATACAGAGAAAGCGGCCATTATGACCGAACTTCTCGAATCAGTGCAGACCACCAAGTTACAGTCCGCATTTGATAAGTATCTACCGGCTGTTTTAAATAACAGTGCAGTTAAGAAAGCTGACAAGCCAGTATTAACAGAATCTGTTAAAGAAGTAACCGGTGATAAATCTGCTAAGAAAGACGCAGCAGTTGTAACAGAAGCCGAAACTAACGTCATCGCACTGAAGCGTTTAGCAGGGCTAAAATAAGTAACTAACCTCATAAGGAAAAAAGAAATGACACAAGCACTACTAGAAAGCCGTTGGGGCGAAACTAAAGAAGCCCTGCTAGAAGGCCTAAACGGTTCCAAGCGAACCACAATGAGTGTGATCTTAGAAAACACTCGTAAAAACTTAATGGAAAATGCAACAGCTGGTGCAACACAAGCTGGTAACGTAGCAACACTTAACCGTGTTATTCTACCTGTTATCCGTCGTGTAATGCCAACAGTTATTGCTAACGAAATCGTTGGTGTTCAGCCAATGACCGGTCCAGTAGCACAAATCCATACTCTACGTGTTCGTTACGCTGACACAGTTAGCGCAACAACCACAGCAGATGGTGCAACTGCAGGCGATGAGGCACTAAGCCCATTCCGTATTGCAACTGCTTACTCTGGTAACGCAGCTACTAGCAAAGCTAGCAACACAGCTACACTAGAAGGTGTACCAGGAAATCGTATCAACGTTCAGATCTTAAAACAGGTCGTAGAAGCCAAGACCCGTAAGTTAAGCGCACGTTGGACATTTGAAGCAGCGCAAGACGCACAAGCCATGCATGGTCTAGATGTTGAAGCAGAAATCATGGCAGCACTTGCACAAGAAATCACTGTTGAAATCGATCAAGAGATCCTAAGTTCTCTACGTTCGTTGGCAGCAACTGAGTTCACATTCAACCAAGCTACCGTTAGCGGTACAGCTACATTCGTTGGTGATGAGCACGCTGCTCTAGCAGTTCTAATCAACCGTGCAGCAAACCTAATCGCTCAGCGTACACGTCGTGGCGCAGGTAACTGGGCAGTTGTAAGTCCACAGACTTTAACTGTTCTACAATCTGCAACTACTAGTGCATTTGCACGTACAACTGAAGGTACATTTGAAGCACCTACAAACACCAAGTTTGTTGGTACATTAAATGGCGCAATGCGTATCTATGTTGACACATATGCTAGCGACACAACTCCAGTTCTAGTTGGTTACAAGGGTTCGAGCGAAGCTGATGCAGCAGCGTTCTACTGCCCATACGTTCCTCTAATGAGTTCTGGCGTTGTTCTAGATCCAGCTACTTTTGAACCAGTAGTTGGCTTTATGACACGTTATGGCTACGTTGAGTTAACCAACACAGCTTCTTCTCTAGGTAATGCTGGTGATTACCTTGCAGAAATCGCTGTAAGCAACCTATCATTCCAGTAATCTTCAAGATTTGGAATCATACAAAAAGCCCCTTTACCGGGGCTTTTTTGTTTTGTAGATAAATATCTTTATACATTTTTTTGGAGAAGAATTATGCCAAGTTTAGTTGGATCAACCATAGCAAGAAATTTTGAAAAAGCAGCAGAGAGCTCAATCCTAGGTACACGTCTACTAGATTTCTACAAAGTAGAAGCAGTACATAGTGCAGCCGCAGTTGACTTTACAAAAGCAAATTTAGCAGGCACTGGTGTATATACTACAGCAGCCAGTCCTTTTGCTAAAGCAGTTATTGCATTACAAGGTTTTGTAGAATTGTACTACATTGCTACCCCAGGTACAGCAGGGTTTGTGTTTGCTGTAGCAGACGACACACAAAACGGTGCAGCAGTAGGGTCAAATGTAGATGGCACTACATTTGGTGCAGCTGAAGCAGCGATCAGAGCAGCAATTGGCGCAGACACCAGTGTTACTATCACAGCCATAACACCAGCTGGTAACGGGTTATCAATAGCTTAATTTCTCAATCGGGATGGGAAGCAATCAAGCCTACTTCGGTAGGCTTTTTTGTTGGTCAAAAAAAATAAGCGACCGAAGTCGCTTATTCCAGTGCAGTGTGTGTTTTGTTGTATGTCTAACGTACAACAAGTATAATTATATACTATCACAACATACTTTACAAATATATAGGTAAATATTGTTGTTCATATGAACTTGTGTGTAGCCAACACACAGGCCTAGAACGCCACTTAAAGGAGAAACAAAATGGCAAAAGGTTTAAAAATCGCACACAAAAATTTTGCAGGCACATTCCCTGACCGTTCACAAGGCTCGCTGCACGATCAAGGCATTGGATCAGCGGTATCCAATCTTGGTGGTGTTGGTGGAATTCCACAGTGGATCACAATTGACGGTGTAAAAACAATCGATGTTCAATTCCGCGATAGCAGCGGTATACTACATGCAAATGCTTACATTGTTAGACAAAAAGGATCCAAAAGCTTTTTGTGTGCTAACGCAGTTGGCGCAGTAGAAAGTCTGACACACTCAAACGCTAGTGTCACAACCTGCGTACTAACAGCAGGAACAGATGCAGCTAACTTGGTTGCAGCAACTGGTTCCAGTGTGTGTACAATCATCGGGTACGATACCAGCGGTACAGCATTCTACGCCAGCCGTATTACTAACAAATATGTATACGACCAATCAAACAACAAGTACAGCTATCGCACAGATGTTGCAGCCAATGCAACTTATGCAAACGTAATTGTACATTAATTTGAATGTTGTAATAAAAAGCAGCCCTAGGGCTGCTTTTTTTTGGCTAGAGCATTATTTTATTGTGCATAAATATAAAGAAACAGGATTCTACAATGAGCGTTACCAAACGAATTTACGGTGATTATAATATTAGCACCGAATTAAACCCAACAGCAAATATAACTTTATCTACTCACACGGTTTTTATCAAAGGTAATTTGCTAGTGGGTGGAAACGCTACATCTGTAACCAAAACTGATATAGAAATCACGGATAACAAGATAGTTTTAAACAAGGGCGAAATAGGTGCCGGAGTTACACTTGGCGAAGCTGGTATTGAAGTTGATCGTGGAAGTTTGGCTAATGTATCGTTGCGTTGGAATGAAACATTTGATACTTGGCAAATCACAACAAATGGCACCGTATACGGTAACATTTTAACCAGTACTGGTTCGGCCGGCGTCACAATCATAACCGACCCTGCTCCGCAGCTGGGCGGAAATCTAGATGTATTGGCTAGAAATATTTTTAGTAGTAATACTGCTAACGTAAGGTTTGATGACAATGTAGCAATACAATATACCACGGTCACTCCAACAACCTTTCCAGGTTATAATGTAATTTTTGCTAATACACCCGGCACAGGCGGCAGCGGATTACATGTTACAAACACTACTAATCAAAATCAAGAATTAGCGACTCAGCGTCGCAACGTAGTTTACAGTTTGGTACTTTAAGGAATAAAAATGGCAATCACAAGTATAGCATTAGACACCACAGCAGGAAATATTTTTGTAAGCACAGGGCCTAATGGCGACGCAGTGACCACTATGTATTTTTGCAATCGTAGCGCCACAGCAACTACCTTTAATTTACACTTGGTACCTGCAGGTGGTTCAGGAAATGTTAATAACATAGCCTACAGTAACAAAGTAATTACTGCTGGCGATACTTACATTATTGACTGGGAAAAATTAATATTAGGTGCCGGCGACATGATTCAAGCCAGTGCAAATACAGCCAACGCAATTGTGGCTTCAGTAAGTACAATAGGTGTTTGATCAATGGGACGTTATCTTAAAAATACGCAATTAGAAGGTGGAAGCTATGCTATTCAATTACCACTTGGTAGTAATAGTGTAGGGCCTGATGTTCCTGTTGATGGACACTTTAGATATAATCAAAGCAACAGTAGAATTGAATTCTACATCAATGGTGCCTGGAGGCAAGTGGCCAAAGTTGGTAATGTTACTGTAACCGTCGATGATCTAGTAGGTGACGGAACATCCACTGGATTTACAATGAGCCAAGCTGAAACAGACACAACTGCCATAGTTGTTACTATTGGTGGTGTTTATCAGTTACCCGGAACATCTTACACTGTAAGCGGAACTACTATTAACTTTACTAGCCCACCACCAGCACCCAGCTTGCCGTCAAGCCCAAACAGGATTAACATAATCCATAACCTTAACAGCACTGACGCTGTTTATTAAGGAACACGATGGCAATTGGGCGCATATCCGGACCAATGCTATACAGCAACCTTGAAAGACAAGGTGTTGACTTAGCAATTGAAGGTAACATATTTTATGTGAATGTTACCAATCGCCGCATTGGTGCGAATACTACCAATCCCAACGCCGAACTTCAAGTTGTAGGCACAGCTAATCTAGCTAATATTTCCATAACCGGCAACACTATTTCATCTGACCTAGGTGTTGTTAACTTTGGGAGTCCATCTAATATTACATTATCGGGCGGCGGATCTGATTATGTATTAGTAACCGATGGCTCCGGAAATCTGCGCTGGGACGAAGTTAGTAACCTTGATCAAACTTGGGGCAACTTATTATTCAGCGGAAACCAAATCAGTATTACTGAAATAAATGGTAATCTTGAATTAGCAGCCAATGGATCCGGTTATGTTGTTGCCCTTAACAATTTTTATGCCCCTAATGTAATTGCCGGTAATGTTGATGCGGTATATTTTAACGGTAATATAAGAACAGCTGAGATTGTATCTTCAGGTAATATTTTAGCAGCTAACGTTCAGTCTACGTTTTACGGAAACGTTTTTGGAAACGTAATCGGCACAAACGGTGTTTTTAGTAGTAATATTGATGCACAATATTTTAACGGTAATGTCAGATCGTCTAACATTATTTCGGCTGGTAATATTACTGCTCCGTACTTTGTAGGCGATTTGTCGGGTAATATAGTAGGAACAGTACAAGGTAACGTTTTTGGTAATGTTACAGGTAGTAATGCTGTATTTGGCGGAAACGTTGGCGCGAATTGGTTCAATGGCAACACTACTGGAATCAACAGTAATTTTGTAACTGCTAACGCATCAATTTTTTATGGAAATATTTTTGCACAACAAGTTACAAGTTCTGTTGGTGATTTACATCTAAGTGCCGCTACAGATAACCCTAATAACATAATTAGATTCGATAGTGTTAGTGCTTTTGATATTCCTAGCGGAACTACTGCACAAAGACCTCCAACACCTGATTATGGATATGTCAGATATAACACTGATTTAGGAACGATTGAATGGTGGGGCGGCGGTTCATGGGTACCTGGTTCTAACATAATTGTTAGCGAAAACATCACTCCAGACGGAGTAAATGCTGTTTATACTCTAGGACAAACTACTACTGAAAATGCAATACTAGTTAATATTAACGGTACTATACAGCAGGCCGGTGCCGGTGCATATTCAGTTGCCGGCAATCAAATTACTTTTGCCGAAGTGCCTTTAGTAACGGACATTATTGAAATTAGATATATTGCTGGCGGTGTGGCAGCTCTTTCTTTTAACTTTAACGATATTTCTAGTAATGTAAGTCCTAGTGCCAATGTAACATATGACCTAGGAAGTTCAAATTACAGATGGCGTGACCTATGGTTAAGTGGCAATTCTATACATATTGGTAGCGAAACAATTACGGTAGCAAACGGCAGCTTTCAGTTTACAAGCAACGGCGGAGCAAATTCGGGTAACATTTTCTTAGGTAATGTTAATGCTTCCGGTAAACTTTCTGTTAATGATACAACTAATGTGTTGCCTTTTACCGCAGGATCCGGCGCATTAGCAGTGTCTGGTGGCGTTAGTGTAAGCAAAGATCTTGTAGTTGGCGGTAACATATACACTGCAAATTTAATTGCAGCATCAACATTATCTGTGCAGGATCCGCTACTGTATCTCACAGCAAACATACTTACACCGTATAATTATGATATAGGATTTTTTAGCCATTTTATTGGCGGATCGTCTAATGTCTATCAGCACACCGGCCTGGTTCGTCGTGCTGCGGATAATTTGTGGCACTTCTTTAGTAATGTACAAACAGAGCCTACGTTAACTATAGATTTTGATGATCCTCTATTGATCTATGACAGTATTAGAGCAGGTGGATTATTTTTAGCTAACACATCTGGTATAGTCTTGGATGTACTAGGAAATGCATATATTGGCGGCAACATTGATTGTATTAACAATATAAACGTACCTGTAGGAAGAGTACATTCCAATGGATTTTTGACCAATGGTGTAGCAACGCCACAACCCTGGTATACTACTACTGCTGATTGGATACATGTATCTCAAGCGGTTAACGTTATACCTGATGGTGCATACACTTTTGAAGATGGGAACAATCCTTCGTACTTCAAAGGTAATACTGGTTACATACGAGCTGTTGTACAAAATTCAACTAGTAAACAGCTATGGTATGGAACAGATCGAGGATTAATAGTTGGTAACGGAACCGACCCGGCTGCTCAACTAGATGTAGCTGGTAATGTAAGAATAAGCTCAAATGCAAGAATAACTTCCTCTGAAATATCAACGTCAACCGCAACAGGGGCATTGACTGTTAGCGGTGGCGCAGGTGTTGGTGGCAATTTATACATCGGCGGTTCTGGCGGTAATTCTATTGTAGCTACAGGCAATGTAAACTTGGCAGGGAATATTCTGCCGCTTGCAGGTAATGTTGCTTACGACATAGGTTCCATAACAAACTGGTGGAATATTTTTTATGGCAAATCAACACAAGCACAATATGCTGACCTGGCAGAAAATTACGAATCAGACAGCCAGTATCCTCCGGGCACTGTTGTAATTTTTGGTGGCAATAAAGAAATAACTATATCAACAGTTTCACACGATACAAGAGTAGCCGGAGTTATTTCTGAAAATCCAGCATACTTAATGAATGCTGCTGCCTTAGGTCAGCCAGTTGCTTTTACTGGTAGGGTCAAGTGTTATGTACAAGGTCCAGTAAGTAAAGGCACAGTATTAACATCTGGCGATACTCCAGGGGTGGCACAATCATTAGTGCGATCACTGTATGATCCTGGCTGTGTATTAGGAAAAAGTCTAGATTCTATAACAGATACATCTATACAACTAGTCGAAATAGTAGTTGGTAGATTCTAAAATATCCCCAATTACGCTTTTTGCGTAATCAAATAAATAACATTATGAGTAATAAAATTGGGGACAAATAATGGCCGTTACAAGAATTAAGAACAATCAGATCACTGATAATACGATCGAGTTTCAAAAAATTAAGGACGGCACGCTGGTTGGCGCCAAATTTAATTCAAATCTTACCTTAAATTCCAATATCAGCATCGTTGGTAACCTGACAGTTACTGGTAACACTACCACAGTTAACAGTATTAACACAGTAGTTAACGATCCCCTAATTGTTTTTAACAACGGCTATTCAGGAACACCTGCCTACGACGTAGGTATCATTGTTGACAGAGATTTGGCCGCACTAGGCAGCTATGGTAATTTTAACACAGCCTGGGTATGGAGCGAAGCAGATGACGCTTTTATTGGCGTACTTACTACCGAAACCGGCGAAACAATTGGACAGATCAATCGCAGCTTCTTTGCAAATGTCAAAGTTGGTAATGTATTGGCCACCACAGGTAATTTGGGCAGCTTGTTGGTTGGGCCAGTGCTGGCCAGCGGAAATATTGTAGCAGCATCCGGGATCAATTCATCCAGCTTTACTACTGGTGCAATTGTAGTTCCAAATGGCGGCGGCGTAGGAATTACCGGTACACTATATGTGCAAGGGCAAAGCAGTTTTCAAGGCAACATCAACGCAGGCAATATTGTTCTAAGCGGTAACATCAATGTTCCAGTTGGTGGTACATTCAGTAATACTGGTGTTTTCTTTGGTAACGCAGGGGGTATTGGTGCATTGTATGCTGGTACATCCACCTACACGGCATTGCCTCACGTAGTGTTGCAAATGTCAGCAAATCTAGACACATATACACAAGTTAACTTTCAAAATATAAACAGCGGCACAAGTGCATCTACAGACTTTGTGGCCACAGCCGACAACGGTGACGACAACGATGGTTATATTAATCTGGGTATTAACAGCAGCACGTTTGACGACCCGGACTTTCCATATTTGAAAGCCAACGATGGTTATCTGATACATCATGGCGTTGGCAACACTGGTAACTTGTTTATTATCAATCACACCGGCGGTCCAAGTAATGGTATGGCCTTTGCAGTTGGCGGATTTGACACAGG